GAAGCTGAACAGCCAGCTCCAGGCCGTGCCTGGGCAGCCGCCGCGCTACGCCTTCCGCGTCCTCCTCCGGGCCGTCCCGGACAAGGGGCCCAAGGGGCCCTACTTCAACGTCGGGTTCAGCCCCGCGGTGGGCACCAAGTTCGCCGAGTCGCTGATGCCCCCGACGTCCCCGATCCTGGCCGCGGCGCGGACGTTCCGCGACCTCGTGATGTCCGGCAAGGTCCAGGTCGACCGCAGCCAGTCCGGCACCGCCCCCGCCGAGGGCGACGGCGTCGACGAGAAGTTCTGAGAGCAGCGGGCAGCCGCTCGGACCGGCCTGCCTGCAGCAGGGCCCAGGGGATTGCGAGCTCCCCTGGGCCCACCCTCCTCGCAGATGGCGGCTTCAGGGCCCCTGAAAGGTCAAACGGAGCGCCAGCAGACGGTGTGAGCCCGTCACCCCACTCAGCATGTACGCCAACTACATCGACCACCCGACCTTCGGCCGCCTCTGGTACAGGGCCCACCTCCGCAACCACTTCCGCATGAGCTACACCGCTGAGGCCAACCGCGAGCTCGGGGCCCGGGTGGAGATCCACCTCCCCGGCTACCTCGTGGTCTGCTCCGGTGCTGACCTCGAGGCTGCAGAGACCAAGCTCCGGGCGCTCCTGGACTGGTACGTCCTCGACGGGGACACGCTGCCCACCTGGACCTGGCGTGACGTCGTCCGGTACTGGGGCCGCGTCCTCGCGGGACGGGTCCGCCACCCGCTCCGGTCCTACCACCTCTGGTCCTACTCGCGCAAGCTGCAGCGGCAGGAAGTGAGGATGCCGTGAAGCGTAGCATCCTCACTCTGGTCTACGTCGCGGCACTGTTCTGCCTCGTGATGACAGGTCATCCCTGGTTCGCCTTCGGGTTCCTGCTGCTCCTGCCGGCGGGTCCCCTCCACCGCTCCTGATGGACCTCTCGCCGCAGCAGCAGGGAGCCGTCGACGGGGTCCGGGCCTGGCTGGCCGCGGGCACCCAGCAGGTCTACCGCCTGTTCGGCTACGCCGGGACGGGGAAGACCACGCTGGCCATCCACCTCGCCGAGCTCATGGGGCTCGAGCGCGTCCTGTTCGCTGCGTTCACCGGCAAGGCCGCCCTCGTGATGCAGAAGAAGGGCTGCCTGGGCGCGCGCACCATCCACTCCCTCGCCTACACCCCGCAGTCCAAGTCCGCAGCGCGCATCCGCGAGCTCGAGGCGCAGATCGCAAGCGCGGACGATCCTGACCGCGCTCGTGATCTGCGCGAGGCCCTCCGCCGCGAGCGCATCGCCCACAACCGCCCCGCCTTCTCCCTCAACCCCTGCTCCGACATCAAGGGCGCGGACCTCCTGATCATCGACGAGGTCTCGATGGTGGGGGAGCGCATGGGCATCGACCTCCTCTCCTTCGGCACCCCCATCCTTGTCCTGGGCGACCCGGCCCAGCTCCCCCCGGTCGGGGACGGGGACTACTTCACCGGCCGCAAGCCCGACACGATGCTGACGGAGATCCATCGCCAGGCCCAGGGGTCACCGGTGGTCGCCCTCGCCACGTCCGTGCGGAACGGGGACACGCTCGCCCTGGGCGAGTACGGCCAGTCGCAGGTCGTCCAGCGCGGGAGCCTGCGGACCTCCGACCTGGCCGCCCATGACCAGGTGATCTGCGGACGCAACGCCACGCGGAGGCGGATCAACCGGATGTTCCGGACGCTGCACAAGGAGACCGAGGCCCTGCCCCAGCCGGGTGAGCGCCTCGTCTGCCTCCGCAACAACCACGACCTCGGCCTCCTGAACGGGGGGCAGTGGACCGTCGAGGAATCCTGCCCGAAGGGTTCGGGGATCGTCGGCCTCCGGCTACGTGACGAGGACCGCATTGTCATCTGCGATGCCCACACCGAGCACTTCCTGGGCCAGGAGATCCCGATTGGGATGAGCCGGGCCGAGCACTTCGACTTCGGCTATGCCCTGACCTGCCACAAGGCCCAGGGCAGCCAGTGGGACTCGGTCGTGGTCGTCGACGAGTCTGACTGCTTCCGGGCCCACAGCCGCCGCTGGCTGTACACCGCCATCACCCGCGCGGCCGACCGCGTCACCGTCATCCAGTAAGAAAAGCGCAGCTCGCAATGTCCACCCGCGACTACCCCCGCCTCGACATCTCGACCTTCGGCCGCGAGCTCGTCCGCACGGGCGACCTCGACCCGGTCTACATCGTCCTGCACCGCGCGGGGCTGCCCGAGCGGCAGCTCCAGCGCTGGCTGGTGGCCTACTGGTGCTTCTACTCCGTCGGCGCAGCGTCGTGGCTCTCAGAGCACGAGGGCAACGACTTCTGGGAGTGGATGGCCCTGGCTGCCCACAACGAGGTCCCCGCCCCCACACAGGACCGGTGGCCGCGCGGCCACGAGCGCCGGCACTTCCGCGGGACCAAGTCCGTCACGGCCGTGTACTCCCTGCGGGGCCTGTACGGGGACTGCCCCCACAAGATGGTGCAATATGTGTCCGGCTTCGGCCGGATGGCTGGCGAGCCGGCCATCACCTGTTCCCAGGTAGTGGCGCGCATGCGCGAGCACCCCCAGTTCGGTCCCTGGATCGGGTTCAAGGCGGCCGACATGATCGAGCGCATCGGGATCGCGGAGGTGTCCTTCACCCTCGAGGACGTCCTCAGGGTGGAGTCACCGCGGGAGGCTGCGGTGAGGTGGTGGGAGATGACCTACAACACCAAGCCGGAGTCGCCCCTGCTCGCCCTGAAGGAGTGCGCTCGGCAGCTGATGTACACCGAGGACGGGCTGGTAGCGCAGGCTGGTTGCTCTATGCGCCTCACTGCCCCGCCGCGCAACGAGCGCCTCTGCGGCCTCCAGGAGGTCGAGACGGTCCTATGCAAGTGGGGCTCGCACCTCAACGGACACTACCCCGTCGGGAACGACTGGGAGGAGGTCTACACCTCCCTCTGCGCTTGGGCCACGTACAGCGAGACGGCCCGCCGGCTCGCGGCTCACATCCCGCTCGACGTCGCCTCATGAAGAAGGTCATCCTCATCGGCGAGTCGCCCAACTGGAACACGGAGCACCACCCCGAGCTCTGGCTCCGGCCCGACCGGTCCGGGGCCTGCCACTCGGCCAACCGCCTGCTGACCTACACCGGCTGGACGCTCGAGGAGTACCTGGCCTGGTTTGACCGCACCAACCTCGTCCGCCGGGCCGTCACCAAGTGGCCGCGGGAGGAGGCGGCGCACGCCTCGGTCGCCCTGTTCATCAAGGCTGCGAGCTCTGGACAGAAGGTCATCCTCCTCGGCCAGAAGGTCACCCAGGCCTTCTTTGGCAGCCGCAAGATCGCCCTGCTCAAGTGGAAGCCCCTCGAGGTCGACGGGCTCACGCCCCTGAACGGACCCGCCCACTTCGCTGTTGTGCCGCACCCGTCGGGGCGCAACCTCTGGTGGAACAGCAAGGAGCACCGTGCCCAGGCGCTCGCCTTCTTCACGCACCTCAAGTCCGAGCTCAGCAGGACGGAGTAGAGTTCACCCATGCTCGTTCAAGGCACCCCCGTCGAGGACCACCGCACCGACTTCGGGCTGTGGGTGAAGCGGGAGGACCTCTCCTCCCCACCCCCCGGTCCCCCCTTCTCGAAGATGCGCGGAGTGATGGCGCACCTCGCCAACCGCCCGGAGGCGGTCATCGGGGTCCTCGACACCTACCACTCGCAGGCCGGCCACGCTGTCGCCTGGGCCTGCCAGACCCTCGGCAAGCAGTGCGTCAACTTCTACCCCTCGTTCAAGAAGAACGAGGGGCCGCACGCGGCGCAGCTCCGTGCGCGCGAGCTCGGAGCAGCCCTCGTGCCCCTCCAGGCCGGGCGCAGCGCCGTGATCTACCACCGGGCGCGGCAGTACCTGGCCGACCTCGGCTCAGGCGGCTACATGATGCCCAATGCCCTCAAGCTGCAGGAGTCGGTCGACGAGACGGCCCGCGAGGTCCGCCACACCAGCCTGCCCGTCCGCATCGACCGCGTGATCATCCCCGCGAGCTCGGGCACGATCGCGGCCGGCGTGATCAAGGGCCTGCACCAGATCGGCCAGGAGCCACACGTCATCGTCCACATGGGCTACAGCCGGCCCGAGCCGGCCGTGCGGGAGTACCTCTCCAAGATGTCGGGGCTGGTCCTCGCCAACGTCACGGTCGTCGACGAGGGGTATGGGTACAGGGACGTTGCGCTCCCGGGCGCGACCCCGCCGTGGCCGTGCAACCAGTTCTATGACCTGAAGGCCCTGCGCTGGTTCCTCCGGGAGCGCGCAGAGGCCTCCTACCGGTTCAGAGGGGAGACACTGCTGTGGAACGTCGGCTAGACCTGGCCCAGGAGGGCGCGCGGCTCGTCAGTGCCTGGAGGTCAGCGTCCTCGCGCGTCGAGGCTGCCCACAGCGAGCTCAACAGGGCAACCTGCGAGATCGCCAACGCTCAGCAGGCCGTCGTCAACTGGCTCGTCCCGAAGACGGCTCACATTGGGGACTGTTACTGCCTCCCCATCGGTGACTCCTTCCTCGAGCTCAGGGTCGTCGGCGACTCATCCAGAGGAGTCGGTGAGATGCCGGCCGTCCACAAGAGCTACCTGATCAACTGGCGCGACGGCCGCGAGCCGACCAAGCATCCCGGGGAGACCTTCTGATGGACCAGGTCGACGCATGGCTGAACAACGAGGAGGACGGCGGCGAGCCGGCCAAGGCCAACTACAAGTACATGATGCGGCCGGAGCCGATGCACGACATGGGGCCGATCGTGACCGAGCTCGACCCGCTGACGGGCCTCGAGCTGCGCCACCGCATGATCGACGTCGGGATGGTCCGCAACGCGGCCGTCAAGGCCCGCTCCAAGGTCTTCCTCGACCCGATCCCGCACATCAGGATGCCCAAGGCGAAGGACCTCCAGGGCTGGTACAGCTCGAAGGACCATGCCGGGAACGACCTCGACGTGCGCCCCCGGCCCTGCTTCACCGATGCGATCCTGACCCAGCCCTACGGCGGCACGTGCCAGGTGGGGTGCTCGTTCTGCTACATCAACTCCGGAGTGCGCGGCTACCGCGGCGCGGGGCTCGTCACCGTCCCGGTCGGGTACGGCGAGCACGTCCGCAACCAGCTGATGACGATGCGGACCAGCGCGGCCGGCTACTTCTCCTCCTTCACCGACCCCTTCCTACCCCTCGAGGACCTGTACCACAACACCCAGGCCGGCGCGGAGGAGTTCGTCCGCCAGGGCCTGCCGGTCTTCTTCCTGAGCCGCCTGTCCTACCCCTCCTGGGCCAAGGACATCCTGACGGTGAACCGCCACAGCTACGCCCAGAAGTCGATCAACACCCCGGACGAGGACGTCTGGCGCAAGCTGAGCCCCGGGGCGATCAGCCTGCGCGAGCACCTCGAGGAGATCCGGGAGATGCGCTCGCGGAACATCTACGTCTCGATCCAGTGCAACCCGATCATCCCCGGCCTGGTGAACCACAACGACGTCGAGCGCCTCTTTGAGAAGCTCGCGGCAGCCGGGGCCAACCACGTCATCGTCAAGTTCGTCGAGGCCGGCTACTCCTGGGCCAGCACCATGGTCGAGCGGCACGTCAAGCGCTTCGGAGCGGAGCGAATGGAGCCGTTCGTCCGCCTCTTCACTCAGAACATCGGCGGCCAGAAGACCGTCGACGAGGCCTACCGCCTCGAGGGGCACGAGCGCTACCGCCGGAGGGCGACCGAGCTGGGACTCACCTACTCCACCTGCTATGAGTACAAGTACCTGCGGGACGAGGCGGGCGACCCGGTGAACAAGCGGGGGGTCTCCATCGGGGCCGACTTCATCACCTCGGCCCAGTGCCACGGGCACCGCGTCCCGATGTACACGCGGACCTCGTCCGCGGAGCAGTTCGCCGAGGTCAAGGAGTGCCCGCCCACCGGGTGCCTGCTGTGCGCCGACAACAACGCCGGCAAGCCGCGCTGCGGGTCCGAGCTGTTCGGCTCCGCGAAGGCGCTCCGCCTGGCCGACCTCCGGAAGGGAGTCCGATGACTGACCAACCCCCTGAGCAGCCGAAGGTCGTGGCCCAGCGCCAGCGCCCCTGCGGGTGCCTGGAGATCGACCTCGACAACAAGCAGACAATCTACCGCCCCTGCCTCTCGGACGCCCTCATGAACGCGGGCAACATGCTGGCCGAGGCGGCCAACCGGATCCGCGAGGCCTCAGTTGCTCGGCTCCAGGCCGAGGAGGCCAGGCTCAACGCTGACCTCAGAAGGAAGATGGGACTGTGATCATCAACATGCGAGGGACGAGCGGCTCGGGCAAGTCCACGGCTGTCCGCCGCGTCCTGGAGAAGCTCAAGCTGGTCAGCACCGTGATGGAGGACGGCCGGCGCAGGCCGCTGGCCTACATCCACGCCCTCCCGTCGGGCTCGGAGGTGGCCACCCTCGGCTCCTATGAGTCGACCTGCGGGGGCTGCGACACGATCAAGGGGCTGGACAGGACCTTCGAGCTGGTCCGCCTGTTCCACTCCCAGGGCAAGCACGTCCTGTTCGAGGGGCTGCTGCTGTCCGAGGGCACCGACCGGATCCTGGCCCTCCAGCGAGACGGCCTGCCCATCCACTGCATCGCGCTCACCACGAGCCTCGAGGAGTGCCTGGCCTCGGTCCAGCTCCGCCGCGAGGCGAGCGCAGAGAAGAGGGGCAAGGTCCCCACCCTTCTCGACCCGACCAACACCTCGAAGCGGGTCAAGGTGATCGAGCGGAGCCTGGCGCGCATCCGCGCGGCCGGCGTCCCCGTCCACGACTGCTCCCGCGAGCTCGCGGTGGTGACGGCATGTCAGCTCCTGGGTCTGTGAGCTCCCGCCTGTGGGAGTTCATCTCCCTGGCGAACGAGCGTGACCAGATCCGGCTCCGTCGGAGCCGTGGCGAGCCTCCCCCCTGGACCCAGGACCCGGTCCTCCAGACGACGCGGCTGTGCAACGTCTTCCGCGACGACGACAAGACGACGCGCTGGCTGAGGGACAACGTGACCAGGCCGCTGGTGGTGGCCCGGGACGACAGTGTGTTCCTATCCATCATCGCCTTCCGCTGGTTCAACCTCATCGAGACGGGGGAGTCCATCCTCCCCTTCCTCAACGGTGAGCTAGAGTGGAGCAGCCCCTCGGTCCACGCCAGGCTCAAGGAGCGGAGGGACGCGGGCCTCCCGATCTTCACCGGGGCCTTCATCGTGAACAGCAAGCCGGGGATGGACAAGCTGTCCTCGATCCTCGACTGCATCGACAACGTGGCAAGGGTCTGGCACAGCACGGTGGCCGACTGGCGGCTGAACGAGTACCGCATGGAGGAGGCCTTCAACGACCTCCGCCTGTTCCCCCGCCTCGGCAACTTCATGGCGTACCAGGCCGTGCGCGACCTGATCAACACCCCGCTCGTCGACACGGCCGACATCGACACCTGGACCTGCGCCGGGCCCGGGTGCGCACGCGGGCTGGGCTGGGTCTTCCACAGAGACATGGACCACTGGAGCTACGGCTCGAGGCGCGACCAGGAGCAGATGATTGAGGCCGCACGCGAGGTGCTGCAGGCCTCGCGTGACCATTGGCATGACCGCAGCAGACCGTGGACACTCCAGGAGGTCGAGACCTGGGCATGCGAAGTGGCAAAAATCGTCTCAATCCGCGAGGGAGGGAGGGCCAAACGAAAGTTCCGGGCATCTATGAGCTCGTGAACAGAGTCACGGGCCGACGCTACATCGGATCAGGCGCTAGCTGCTTCAACCGTTGGAGCAATCACAAAGCTCTGCTCCGGCGAGACAAGCACTCCAACTTGCATCTTCAGCGTTCATGGAACAAGCACGGTGAGGAGGCCTTTTCGTTTCGCGTCTTGCTGATCTGCGAGCGATCTGAGCTGTTGCGGTATGAACAGTGGTTCATTGACCGTAACGCCGACGGATACAATCAACTGAAGACGGCGGGCGCGACGAGGGGGGTGCGCAGATCGGCCGAGACCCGCCGAAGATTATCAGAACGAGCCAAAGAAGTCGCCAGAAGGCCCGGTGAGGTCCAACGACGATCGGCTCGAGCGAAGCGACAGTGGAGTGCCAAGAATCTTGGGCATCACACGTGGACGGATGCCAGCCGACGCATAGTGAGCGACAAAGCCAGTAGGCAACGAGAGTCTCAGCCGCGCTATCTCAACCAAGGTAGGGTTACAGCATGAAGGTCATCCACGTCCGGAACGTCCACCAGGCGCTGCCCGAGGCCTGCCACCAGCTCCTCAACTCCGGTGTTGCTCGCGTCAGCCGCAACGGCCCGGTCCTGAAGCTCAGCGAGCCCCTGACCGTCCAGCTCGACTGTCCGCGCGAGCGCGTGCTGTTCTGGCCGCAGCGCGACGCCAACCCGTTCTTCCACCTGTTCGAGGCGCTCTGGATGCTGGGTGGCCGCGATGATGTCGGCTACCTGGCCCAGTTCAACAAGCGCATGGCCGACTTCTCCGACGACGGCCTCACCTTCAACGGGGCATACGGCCGCCGCTGGCGCAGCCACTTCGGCATCGACCAGATCGTGAAGGTGGCCACGGCCCTCCGGGTGAACCCCGACTCGAGGCGGGAGGTCGTCTCGATGTGGGACGCGCGGCGTGACCTCGGGCTCCAGTCCCGGGACATCCCCTGCAACCTCCAGGCCATCTTCCAGCGACGGGACACCGGCGAGCTCGACATGGTGGTCACCAACCGCTCCAACGACGTGATCTGGGGGATGCTGGGCGCCAACGCGGTCCACTTCTCGATGCTCCAGGAGCTCATGGCCGCGATGATCGGGTGCGAGGTCGGGAGCTCGTGGCAGGTCTCGATGAACGCCCACACCTACGTCAACACGCACCTCGGGCTGGTCAAGGAGCTGGCAAACTGGGCCCCGATGCCGCCCCAGGTCCACGAGTGCCCCTACTCCCTCGGGCAGGTCAGGACCCAGGACCTCGTCTCCATCGACGTCGACGAGTGGATGGCCCAGCTGGGCCTCTTCCTCGACGGGGACACGCAGCCGGGGCACTACACCGACCCGTTCTTCACTCAGACGGCCCTGCCGCTCCTCCGGGCCTGGCGTGCCCACAAGAACAAGTGGCCACAGGTCGCCCTCGAGGAGGTCGACGCAGTCACAGCCGACGACTGGAGAACCGCAGCCGCACTGTGGCTGTTCAAGAGGATGAAATGAACGCACACGACCGGGCCAAGGTGCTCCGCGAGGCGGGGGCCGTCGAGCGGTGCCACACCATCCCGCACCACGGGTCCTACTCCGTCGGGCTCCACAGCTTCAACGCGGTGAACCTCCTGCTCTGCCTCCACCCCAACCCGTCGATGGACCTGGTCAAGGCGCTGCTGTGGCATGACGCCCCGGAGCGCTGGATCGGCGACACGCCAGCGACGGCCCTGTGGTCCTCGGACGCCTTCAACGAGTCCTACCTGGCGCTCGAGCACATGTGCCTCGACCGGGCGGGGCTGCTCATCCAGCTCACCGACGAGGACGAGCGCTGGCTGAGGGCCATCGACAAGCTCGAGCTCCTGCTGTGGACCTTCGACCAGCTGGCCCTCGGCAACCAGCTGTCGCAGAAGATCCGCGCAGCCCTGGTCGGCTGGTTCGAGCGCGAGGCCACCAAGATCCCCGACCCCGTGACCGTGTTCCTCGAGACCTACTACCCCGGCCGCAGCACCGACCTGATCCCGAAGGAGACCGACGATGCCCCTCACTCCTGAGCCCATTGACCTCCGCTACCTGTACCTCGAGCAGCTCGAGGCCATCGCCCAGGAGGACGTCGCGGGCCTGAAGAAGGCGCAGCAGAGCTACGGGGACTCCTGGAAGCGCCGGGGCGGTGTCGGTGCCTTCATGATGTTGGCCCGCAAGTGGGACCGAGCCGAGCTGCAGGTCGGCCAGCACGGCTTCGACGTCTTCAAGGCCGTCGAGGCCGACCAGCGCTCCGAGGGCATCCTGGACGACATCCGTGACCTCCGCCGCTACCTCATGCTGGTCGAGGCCGAGGTGCGGGCCCGCGGCGTGAACCCGTGGCACCGGGACAATAAGTAGGAGATTCTCATGGACGCAAGCCGATACGCAGATTCATTGTTCAGATTGAAAGAGGAGCTGAGACTGCACGGTCTGGAGGACGTCGCGGGAGATCCACGAGCTCTGGTCGAGATGTTCAAGGCAACGATCTTCGACAGACAGTCCTATGCTCTCTCTGGGATCAGAGAACGCCTCGACTTCGCGTTAGAAGGAGGCAAGTTACCCATCGAAGTCCTTGACGGGGTCAGCGTGCGTGTGGACGACGTTGACAGATTCAATGCGCACCCTCTCATGGGAGAGACCTTCGAGGGGATAGCCTCCGGCTTGGGCTCTGTCGCGGACGCCATCGACAATGCCGCCCGGGCGATGAACCCCACTCCTCGGCATGTCCCTCTCTGACCTCCCCCTCCTGGAGCCCCGCTCCAGCTGGACTCCCCCGCAACTCTCCTCGCTCCCCTCCTGGCGGGGTGCCAAGCGGGTCTCCATCGACCTCGAGACGCACGACGCAAAGCTGAAGCAGCTCGGCCCGGGTGTCCGCCGCGGTGCCAGCATCGTCGGGGTCTCATTCGCCATCGAGGACGGCCCTGGTGGCTACCTGCCGTTCGGCCACGAGGCCGGGGGCAACCTGGACCGCGTCCAGGTCCTGGCGTACCTGCGCGACCAGGCCCGCGACTTCACCGGCAGCCTCGTCGGGGCCAACCTCCAGTATGAGTATGACTTCCTGGAGGAGGCCAGGGTCCACTTCCGCCCCCACCGCTGGCTCGACGTGCTCGTGGCTGAGCCCCTCATCGACGAGCTGCAGAACGGATACGGCCTCGACGACGTCCTGGGACGCCACGGCCTGCCGGGCAAGGACGAGGCGCACCTCCGTGCTGCGGCTGCTGCCTTCGGCCTCGACCCGAAGGCTGGGCTGTGGCGGCTCCACTCCAAGCACGTCGGGGCCTACGGTGAGGCGGACGCACGCAAGCCGCTCGCGCTCCTCCGCCGCCAGGAGAGGATCATTGCAGAGCAGGACCTCGAGGGCATCTTCGACCTGGAGAGCCGGCTGCTCCCCGTCCTCGTCAAGATGCGCCGCCGCGGGGTCCGCATCTCCTTCGACCGGCTGGCCCAGACTGAGACCCGCCTGGGCTTCATGGAGGAGGAGGTCCTGGCGGAGGTCAAGCGCCTGACTGGCATCAGCCTGTCCTCCAACGACCTCTGGACCGCCGGCCCACTGGCCAAGGTCCTGGAGCACGTGGGAGTGGACGTGCCGCTCACGCCGGCCACCAAGAAGCCGAGCGTGACCAAGGAGCTCCTCGACTCCATCGAGCACCCCGTGGCCGGCCTGCTGCGCCGCTCGAGGCAGATCAACAAGGTGCGCACCTCCTACGTCGCCTCGATGAGGGAGCACGCCATCGGCGACCGGATCCACCCGACGTTCAACCAGCTGCGCAAGACCGACGACGAGGAGGGTGGCGACGACTCCGGGGCCCGCTACGGCCGGCTCAGCTCGTGCGACCCCAACCTCCAGCAGCAGCCGGCCCGCGACCCGGTGCTGGGGCCGATGTGGCGCTCCAACTTCCTCCCCGACGGCGACCTCCCCTGGGCCTGCCACGACTACTCCCAGCAGGAGATCCGCTGGCTGGTGCACTGGGCGTTCATCTCGAATTGCGAGGGGGCCGCGGCTGCGCGCCAGCGCTACATCGACAACCCCCGGCTGGACTACCACGAGATGTCTGCGGAGTGGACCGGCCTGAAGCGGAAGGACGCCAAGGAGATCCTCCTGGGGCGCTGCTACGGCATGGGCGGGGGCAAGATGTGCCGCAAGCTCAAGCTGCCGACCGTCAAGGTGTTCTCGAGGCGGCAGAACAAGATGGTGGACGCGGCCGGGCCCGAGGGCGAGGCCGTGCTGCTCAAGTTCGACAGCGGCATGCCGTTCGTCCGGGCCATGGCCAAGCGCTGCGAGGACCGGGCCGCGCAGCGCGGGTTCATCCGCACGGTCCTCGGCCGGCGCTGCCGGTTCCCCCCCAACGGCAAGGGCGGGTGGGACTGGTGCCACAAGGCGCTCAACCGCCTGATCCAGGGGTCGAGCGGGGACCAGACCAAGAAGGCGATGGTGGACGCGGATGACGCCAGCATCCCGCTGCAGCTCCAGGTCCACGACGAGCTCGACCTGTCCTCCGGGCCGGAGACCTCGGCCAGTCTGTCGGAGATCATGCGTGACGCAGTGCCGTGCGAGGTGCCGATGAAGGTGGACGCGGAGACGGGACCGAGTTGGGGGGAGATCAAGTGAGCCAATCCAACTGGGATGTCCGGTTCCTCCAGCTGGCCGACATGGTCTCAACGTGGTCAAAAGACCCGTCCACCAAGGTCGGTGCCGTCATCGTCGACGACCTGAAGCGGGTGCTGAGCCTCGGCTACAACGGACTGCCGCGAGGCATTCAGGACACTCCTGAACGCCTCGCGGACAGGGACCTCAAGTACAAGATGGTGGTCCACGCCGAGGCCAACGCCATCCTCAACTCCCCCGGACCGGTCCGCGGCTCGACGCTGTACCTGTTCCCGCTCCCACCGTGCTCTGAATGCTCAAAATTGATCATCCAGTCTGGGATCCGCGCGGTACGATTCCCCCGCTGGATCCCCGTTCCTGAACGCTGGCGCGATGCGATGGCCCTCTCCGAGGCCATGCTGCTCGAGGCCGGAGTCGATGTGAGGAAGTTCCCCCTGTGAGCGAGCAGAGCATGAGCCGGCTCGTGATGGACGCGCTGCGACCGCTCCACCCGGTCCGCGTCGAGAACGCTGTCCACCCCGGCACGCCGGACATCAACTATGTCGGCGGCTGGATCGAGAACAAGGAGGTGCCGAGCTGGCCGAGCTCGGACCGCTGGCACCTCCGGATCCCCCACTTCACGGTCCAGCAGCGCCTCTGGCTGCGCCAGCGCGTCATGAAGGGCGGGCGGGCCCATCTCCTCCTGAAGGTCGCCTCGGAGTGGCTGCTGCTCCGCGGGGACGTCGCGGCCGACCTGATCGGGGAGTCAAGCCCGGCGCAGCTCCGAGCTGCGGCCGACCTGACGTGGCGGACGGACGACAAGGACGGCTGGGACCGCCTCCTCAACCTGCTGCGCCAATGACCGACCTCCGCCACGACCCGGCCGTGGCCACGGCATTCCTCGAGGCCTTCCACCCCGGCCGGGCCTGGGCCCTGACCTCGATCGCCACAGACAAGAAGCGCATCGACACCGCGACGTTCGACACAGCCAGGCATGCCGAGCTCGCCGAGTGGCTCGCTCGCCACGCAGCGGACAACGTCTACTTCAGTGTGGCGGAGCTCCTCCACGAGGTCCAGAAGAAGGCCTCGAAGGAGGACCTGAAGGCCGTCCACTGGCTCCACGTCGACCTGGACCCGCGTGCTGGTGAGGACCTGGAGGCCGAGCGCACCCGCATCCTCAAGCGCCTCCGGGACCACCTCCCCCGCCCCACTGCCATCTGCTTCTCCGGCGGTGGCTACCAGGGGTTCTGGAGGCTGTCGGAGCCGTTCGTCATCGACGGGAAGCTGGACCGGGCCGAGGAGCTCGAGCGCTACAACATACAGCTCGTGCTCGACCTCGAGGGCGACAACGGGACGCACAACGCGGACCGGATCATGCGCCTGCCCGGGACGGTCAACTGGCCGGACGAGCGGAAGCGCAAGAAGGGCCGCACCCCCGCGATGGCGTGCGTCATCGAGCTCCTCGAGGGAGACCACCTCCTGCAGACGTTCGGGCGGGCGCTCCCCCCGACCGTGGAGGAGGGCGACACCCCCGCCCTGCGGATCAACCCCGAGAACATCGTCCGGATCGGCGGGCTGGCCGACCTCCCGGAGAACGTCTCCGAGACCTGCCGCCAGGTCATCGCCCAGGGGCGCGACCCGGACCGGCCGGAGCGGTGGCCATCGGACAGTGAGGCCCTCTTCTTTGTGGTCTGCGACCTCGTCAGGGCCGGTGTGCCCGACGAGGTCACGTACTCCGTCATCACTGACCCCCGCTTCGGCATCTCGAAGACGGTGACCCGCCTGGGGCGCAAGTCCCACGAGTACGCCCTGCGCCAGATCCGGCGGGCGAAGGACTCCACAGGCGACTTCGCCGAGGACGAGGGCGGCAAGCCCCGGCCGACCATCGCCAACGTGCGCATGGCCATCTCCAAGCTGGGTGTGGAGTTCGAGCAGGACGACTTCTCCGACCGGCTGCTGGTCCACGGCCTGGCCGGCTACGGCCCGGGGCTCAGCGACAACGCAGCGACCGTGCTGTGGGGCTACCTCGAGGAGCGCTACGGCTTCAACCTCAGCATGGACCGGGCAGTGGGGATCATGAAGGCGCTGGCCCTGGCCAACCGCCGGCACCCCGTCCGCGAGTACCTCGACTGCCTCCAGTGGGATGGCCGCGAGCGCATCAGCGAGTGGCTCCCGATCTATGCTGGCTCCGAGTCCAACCCCTACGTGCGCGCCGTCGGGCGGCTGACCCTAGTGGCAGCCGTGCGCAGGATCCGCCAGCCGGGCGCGAAGTTTGACGAGATGCTCATCCTGGAGGGGCCGCAGGGGCGCGGCAAGTCCTCCCTGATTGCCACGCTGGCCGTCAACGAGGACTGGTTCAGCGACGACCTGCCCCTGGGCGCGGACACCAAGCGCTTCATGGAGGCCGTCGCGGGCCGCTGGATCATCGAGGCGGGTGAGCTGACCGGCATGAGGCGCTCCGACGTCGAGGCGCTCAACGCCTGCCTCTCCCGCCGCGTCGACCGGTCGCGGCTCGCCTACGGCCGGATGACCACCGAGCTCCCGCGGCAGTTCATCATGATCGGGACGACCAACTCGGACCGCTACCTCCGGAGTTCGCACGGCAACAGGCGCTACTGGCCCGTGGTCACAGGGGCCGTCGACCTCGAGGCGCTCCGCCGCGACCGTGACCAGATCTGGGCCGAGGCTGCCTTCTGCGAGGCCCGGGGCGACCCGGTGAGGCTCGACCCGTCCCTGTACGCAGCTGCCGCCGAGCAGCAGGAGGAGCGCATGGTGGAGGACCCCTTCCTGCACAACCTGTCCGAGGCGCTGGGCGACCAGAAGGGCAAGATCCGGGCCGTGGACATCTGGGCCGCGGCCGGCATCCCCGAGGGGCAGCGCAGCCAGGACCACAACGAGCGGCTCGGCAGCGTGATGCTCGAGCTCGGCTGGAGGCGGCGCAAGCTGCGCTTCGAGGGCAAGCCCCGCTGGGTCTACACCAACGGCGAGGGGCCGCAGCTCGGCGTGACGATCTGCCCGGACGGCTCGGTGAGGATCGCCCCCGAGACCGAGCCGAGGTTCTGAGGGTAGGCTTCAGCCATGGCCGAGAAGACCCACGTGAGCTATCCCAAGGACCTGCGTGCCGACGCCAAGGCCCGGGGCCTCGGCCTCGTCACAGTCCACATCGCGTTCCCCGACGGGGAGCAGCGTGAGTACCAGCTGAGCGCCGAGCCTCATGAGTGCCGCTTTGCGGCCTGGGCCGGGGCGCTCCTGAAGCATCCCAGGATCAGACCTCTCCCTGACCTGGAAGCACTGGTCCGGGAGAGGATTGAGAGCGAGATTCCAACATGACGAGACAGACACGGTACTGGGACCTGACCGAGGAGGAGAAGCAGATGCTGGCCAGGGAGGACCTGGATGCATTCTTCGCCCAGGAGCGGATGGAGAAGGGGGTGCTGCTGCCGCAGCCCATCGTTCTCCAGTCCGAGGAGGTCCCGAAGCCCCCGGTGACGATCAAGTACAGGCCCTCCGGTCCGGGACGGTACGGGAGCAGCGACAGCTACCCCTTCGCCTTCGACACGATGGCGGAGGCCGAGGCCTTCCTGAAGCTGAACCCCTGCGGTCTCATACAGGACTGGCAGGGCAGCCAGATCCCGTACACGGCCGGCGGCAACCGGGACGGCAAGGCTGTCATCTCGATCGCCCCGGTTGAGGTGACCTCCGAGGAGGAACACAACAGGATCAGCGTGCGCGCGTTGGCAGCCGAGAAGGCGACCAAGGCCAACCGCGAGGCGCGTGACGCCTATGACAAGGGCATCAAGGAGTCCGACCAGGCCATCGAGTCCATCCTGGAGGACTTCGAGACGGTCCAGCGCCGCAAGCGCCGGGTCGAGCAGATCCGCGCGACCTTCGCGGAGTACCTCAAGCTGTCTGGAGGGAACGAGGTCACAGCCATCGCATTCCTCCTCAAGGCCTACAAGGACGCCTCCGAGGTGCATCTGGCCCTCCAGGGCATCGTGAACCAGGACCTGTTCCAAATCGCCCCTCCCCGCGCGGAGGAGCTCGCCAGCGGGCTCTGACAAGTCCTCCCCGTTGCCGTACCGGCCTCGGCCGGTCCTGGTGCGAGCGGGCCGCCAGTGATGGCGGAGGCTGCAACAGCTGACCAGGGTCGCGGTGACGGGGACCCAGCAAATCGTGGCGCTCACGGCGAGGTGGGCGCCACGTTCTCTTGGAGGACCTCACCCTTTCCCAGCCACCGGTGGGAAAACCGAGAAAGCCAATCGGGTATACTAGGGTATGAAGACATCACCCGAGACCGACCTCCGCAAGGTGCCCGACCTGAAGGGGCGCTGGTGCGAGGTCTACTGTGAGGGGCTGCGGATGGCCCGCATCATGGGCTTCCCGACCCCGCGCCACGTGTCCGTCGTGTTCCAGGCCCGCGAGGGCCGGCACCGCCTCCCGTCGTCTGCCGTCGTCGGTGTGTACTGGAGGCGGAAGGTTGTGTCAATCGTGGAGTGGACGAGAATCCGGGAATTGCCTAAGGTGCGGGGTGGGGACGGCCGATAGCTAGTGTACCATGATGACCTCCTCCTACCTGATCCAGCGTGACCCGGCCCACCCGACCATGTACCGCGTCGTCCTCGACGGCAAGCAGATCTGCGGGAGCATCTCCCGCATCCTGACCGCCGAGCAGATCGCCCAGGGGCACTTCAGTGGCCTCGTCCGCGCGATGGGCCTCAAGGCGGGCACCGACGCCCAAATGGAGATCAAGCTCCGATGATCAAGCGCGACCCGACCGAGCCGGAGCACAAGGTGGGACACTTCAATGTCCAGCACGCCGGCCGCTGGCACTACATCCCCTACCGGGACTCCAAGAAGCAGCGGCTGTACTCCGCCGAGGCGGTGCTCAAGATCGGCTCCGAGCGCATGACCTTCGAGGAGTGCCAGAAGTTCATCCACAGCGTGACCGAGTCCGCGATGTGGAAGGCGCTCTGCAAGAGGAACCACACCGAGAAGCCGAGCGTGTCCGTGCTGAAGGGCCACGGCTGCAATGCGCAGTCCTTCCAGCGCCGGATCCGGCTGGCCCCCTGGGGCTACACCAAGGTGGTCTGCCTCCACGAGCTCGCCCACATCTGCACGCCGAGGACGGGCCACCACTGGCCGTTCGCCGAGGCCTTCCTGACGCTGGTGGGGGCGCACCTCGGCGCTGCGGCCCGCAACATCCTCGCCCTGTCCTTCAAGCGCCACAAGGTCCGGTTCACGCCTCCCAAGCTCATCTCCGAGGAGCGCCGGGCCGAGCTCCGTGCCCGTGGGCTCGCCCTGGCCGCGATGCGCCGCGCTACCCCTCCGCCCCCGGCCGGGGTACAATGAGGGTGTGAGGCGGATGATCGCAGCCCTGCTGCTCCTCTGCGCGTGCCACTCGGTGGGCGCACCGGGCCTCCCCACGACTTCGCAACCCGGCTCAGGGGTCCCAACCCAACCAGACGACCCATCACAGCCGCGTGCGCCAGTCCTGGGGGAGATCACCTCCGCCGTGCTCCAGCGCCTGCGGGCTGGGGACCCGACTGAGGCCCCGGTCGTCATCCAGGTCGTCAACCTCGACCGGGAGAACCTGTACGGCCGCTCCCAGTTCGGCCGGCTCGGCTGGCTCATCCAGCTCAACGTGACATCGCCCGACATGGAGATGTCCGAGACCCTCGTGCACGAGTGGGCCCACTGCGTCGCAGGTCCCAAGCTCCGGCCAGACGAGGACCCGCACGGCCTGACCTGGGGCCAGGAGTACAGCGTGTCCTTCCGCATCTCCCGCGGCATGCGCATCGTCGAGCGCGACGGGCCGTTTGAGCTCCTGGATGATTGCCAGGATATGATTCACCCCGGAGAAGTTACTCATGCCCGATCCGCTAGACTCCTTCCTGTCCACTGAGCTCCACCGTCCCAGCGTCCACTGTGCGACCTGCCGCCATCCCAACCGGGCCGCCGTGGAGGACGTCCTCCTGCGGTTCAACGAGGCGCGCAGGACGGGGGCAACTTCGGTGAAGTGGCGCAACATGGTGCGCGAGGTCCTCGCCAAGCACTATGGCTACACGCACGACCACAGGGCCGTGAGGAACCACATGGAGGACTGCCTTGGAATCCAGCAGCACTGACCCCCTCGGCGAGTTCCTCTCAGCCCCCGAGTCCGTCCGCCTGAGCGAGCGCGAGCGGCGCAAGCTCGCCGAGCGGAAGGCGCGGCTGCGGGCCGACGAGGAGCAGCTGCGCGCTGGCAAGTCCCACGACCGGCCCACGATCGAGGACATGCTGGGTGACCTCATCCGGGTCGCGGAGGACCGCGAGACCAACCCCCACTGGCAGTTCCGCACGCTGAGCCGGAAGCGCTACCGGCTGTTCGGCCACTACCCCATCGAGTTCATCGACGAGCAGTGGGGACAGTTTGAGCTCGCCAAGCAGGTGGCCGGCCTTGAGGACCAGGCAGGGACCCGCCTCAAGCGCGGCGCGATCGCAGAGCAGTCCAAGAGGGACCACACGGCCCGCTACATCGAGCGCTGCCTGCTGCCGCACGTGCGCAAGCACCCCGAGCTCGAGCGCGAGCTGACTGGGACGGAGCTGGTGCTCAGCATCTCGGACACCCACGCCACCTACCTCTCACCGTTCGTCTGGGCATGCTTCCTCTCGGCCTGCCGCGACCTCCAGCCTGGGGTCGTGTACCTGAACGGTGACATCATCGACGGGAGCGAGATCAGCCGCCACCCGAAGGTCCCGGGCCGGACGACCTCGCTGCAGCTTGAGTTTGACTTCGCGCGGGAGATGTTCCGCCAGGTGCGCGCGGTCCTCCCCAGCGCACGCATCATCTGGGGGGCGGGCAACCACGGGCTGGACCGCCTGGCCTCCTACCTCACGCAAGTCGCCCCGGCCTTCGCCAACCTCCGCACGCTGCGCTTCGACGTCCTGGCGGGCCTCGAGGACCTCGACGTGGAGCTGGCCCAGGGCGGCAGCATCGCATCCCCCGCCGGGCAGGAGCAGGACGCTCCTGGCCGCCTCCTGCACGGCTTCTACCGCGTCCACCATGGCACGCACCTCGGCCAGTACCCCGCCGCGCTCGAGCTCCGCGAGGCGGGCCGGTCCGGCCAGAGCGGCCACGTCCACCGGGCCCACCTGTACTTCGGGAGCTCGGAGTCCCAGCGCACCCTCTCGTGGATGACAACCCCGATGGGCTGCACCTCCATGGCGGGCCGCAACTACATGAAGGGGGTCTCGACCGGCTGGCAGTCCGGCTTCGGGGTCGCCTTCCTGACCGAGGGCGGGCACGTGCGCCAGTATCCCGTCATCTGCGACGACGACCACGCCATTGTCGAGGGCTATGAGTACCGTGGCCGGAACGTCCCGGTGATGAATCCCCAGGGGCTCTGGCTCCCCGGCTTCCACTTCGAGGAGGTGATCGAGTGAGGGTGACAGGACAGAGGCTGTGGCGCAGGACGCTGCGGGCGCTCCGGACAGAGTGCCCGCTCCCCATGGGCACACCGGTCCGGGTCCGCTGGACCAACGTGCCCAACAACTCCTTCGGCTGGACCCAGGCCAGCCGCAGCGGGAGGCACATCAACATCACGGTCTGCCGCCGGCTCAAGCCCCGCGGTGGCCGCATCCGGACGACGACGGCCGACGAGCGCCGGGACGCGCTGATGCACGAGTGGGCCCATGCCATGCGCTGGGTCCCGGACGAGCACCACTGCGTGACCACGCACGACGCCATCTGGGGAGTCTGCCTGTCGCAGGTCTACTCCGCGGTCATCGAGGATTGATGGTTCGGTTCCTCAGCGGACCCGGCTACAGGACGTCATGAACAAGGCACAGCTCGACCTCACCGTGACCCAGCTCGTGGACCGCGTCAACTCACTCGAGCGGGCGCTCATCGAGGTCCGCCGCGAGGCAGACACCGACACTCTCACCGGCCTCGGCAACCGACGCATGCTCGACCGGCGCGCAGGAGACTGCTGGTATGTCTACGCGGACCTGGACGGCTTCAAGGCTGCCCAGGACTCACACCCCCTCGGCCACTCGCACGGGGACCTGATCCTCCGCGAGTTCGCCAGCCACCTCGCGGGGATCATCCGCGACAGCGACCACGTCGCCTTCCGGGCCGGTGGGGACGAGTTCGCGGTGCAGGTCGGGTCGAAGGACGGGGCCCGCCGGGTGCGCGACCAGATCCGCGAGTGGCGCTCCCAGGTCGACCCCAGCGTGAGCGTGAGCGCCGGCATGGGCCGCGACCTCGCCAGTGCGGACGCGGCCATGTTCCTGCACAAGAGCCGACGGTGAGCCGCGACGACCCCGCAGAGGTCCTTGAGCTCCTGGCCCAGGACGAGCGCAACCCGTTCGTCCGGATCAAGCTGCAGGATGCCGCCCAGGCGGCGCAGCACCAGTCCGCGGAGCTCGCGCGGCTGCGGCAGGAGTCCATGATCCTGCGGTCCGAGCTACGGCTCCGCCGGGCCGACGAGACGCTGGGCGTGCGCGAGGCGATCCAGAAGCTGGCGCGATGGCCAGACGACGACGTGCGTGCCGCCCACGAGCACCTGGGCAGTCCTGTCAGGGAGTCCCCTGGGCTCCCAGACGGTGCCACAGCAATCCAGAGGCGCAAGCTCATGCTCGAGGAGGCGCGCGAGCTGGCCGCAGCGCTGCTGGGTGACGACGTCGCGGCCATCGCCCAGGAGGCCATCGACCTGATCTACATTGCGGCCGGAGCGCTCGTCGAGTGCGGGGTCGACATGCGGCCGGTCTGGGAGCTCGTCCACGCGGCCAACCTGCGCAAGGTCGGTGTCGTGGGGGGCAAGTGGCAGAAGCCCGAGGGCTGGGCCAAGCCCGACGTCGCAGCCGAGGTCGAGAGGCAGAGGCGATCGTGAGGGTCATCTTCATCAGTGGACCGCCGCGGGCCGGCAAGGACACCGCCGCAGGGATCCTGCAGGACCTGCTGGGTGGACCGCCGCTCGCGCGGGTGGTGCACCTGGCCTCGTCCCTCAAGGACTTCACGCACCGGGCCTACGGCATCTCCGGCCCATTCGACCAGTTCGATGAGCGGAAGGATGCCCGCCACTGGAAGTTCAACGGGGCCTCACCCAGGACGGCCTACATCAACATGTGGCGCTACCTGAGCACGGTCCACGGACCGGAGGTGCTCGGCCTGGACCTCGAGATGACTGTCATGGACCTCGACGGGGCCTCGGGCACCAACGTCTGGATCGTCCCGGACCTCGGCCGGCGCGACGACGCGCTGCCGGTGATCCGTCGCCTCGGGGTGGACCGAGTGTTCCACGTCAGGATGATCCGCAAGGGGACGACCTTCGAGGGTGACTCCCGCGTCGACGTCGACCTGTCCGACCTCGGCGTTGCTGTCCGGACGGGGTACAATTCGGGGACCACTGAGGAGCTGAGGCAGACCATGAAGCTGATCCTGACCGACCTGGGGCTGCCGTGAGGCGGCTGCGTGACATGGGGGTGATCCTCCTCCTGCTGGCCCTCGAGGGCTGCGCGGCGCTCGGCTCGCTCGTCGGGCCGGAGTTCTGGGGCAAGGTCTGGCGGCTCCTCTTCGGAGGGCTCATCGGCCTCGTCTTCGCTGTCGTCCTCCACTTCCCCCTCATGGGAGGGTTCGGGGCTGGAGCTGTGGGGGCCGGCGCATCCCAGGCCACAGAGCCATCGCACAACACGAGCGTCACCAACATCACCAACGAGAAGGGCGGCACCATCAACATGAAGACCAGCACCGGCGTCAAGTTCCTCGGCCTCGACAGCTTCTGGTGGGGAGTGATCCTCGCCTACCTCGTCCCGTTCCTCCTCCGGAACCGCCAGCACCTCGCGGACCTCCTCAAGGGCCGCCGGACCGGGCAGGTCCTGTCCACCTGGGCCCACATGCTCTGGGGCCGGGCGCTCCCTGCCGTCCAGAAGGCCGAGGGCCAGATTGCGGCCGAGGTCACCAAGCTGTGAGCTGGAAGGACAAGGGCATGCTGGCAGCCAAGCTGTCAGCCGTCATGGCCGCGCTCGGCCTGGCCGCGACGAGGACGCACCTGTCCGCGCTCGGCCTGGCGTCGAGGCGCGCCAAGATGACCCGTGGGCAGTGGCTCAGGCGGCGCAACCGCAACGACCGGCGGCGCGAGCTCGCGCGTGCCTCGCGCCAGCGCAACATGCGCATGGCCAGGGGGCTGCTGTGATCTACCGCGGCCAGGAGTTCCTCGCGCTGATGCCGATGGACGGGCCCTCCGCCCTGATCGTGGGCGTCCAGGGCGAGGCGGCTGAGGCCGAGCTCCAGGCCCGGAGCAGTGCGGGCGAGAACCTCGAGATGCCGGCTCCCGAGGGAGTGGGCCTCCACGTCTGGCAGGGGACCATCGAGGTGGTCAAGGGCTCCTACAGCATGGATGGAGAGTGGAGGCGCGCGACGTCCGACGACCTCGAGCGCTTCGGCATGCCGCTGTGTGAGGCCACCTCCTCCGACGAGGTCGCCCAGACCGAGCCAGTTGAGCCGGCGGGCACCGACTTCTGCTGCGGGATGCGGCGCAAGTTCGTCCCTGGGATACTCGCCGAGGACGTGAACGCACCCGCCCCCATCGACCTCGTCGACCACGTGCTCCACTGGGGCACCCCGATCGTTCTGGCGCTCAGCTACTGCCCCTTCTGCGGCCGCAAGGTCGACCGCACCCAGGCGCTCCGCGTGCTCAAGTCATGACCAACTACGATCGCACCACCCTGATCGGCCGCCTCGTCCGGGACATCGAGGTCCGGAAGACTGACAACGGGACGGCCTGCATCAACTTCACCCTCGCGGTGAACCGCCGGATCAAGGACGGCGAGGTCTGGCGAGACGAGGCCACCTTCATCGACTGCACGATGTTCGGCAAGCGGGCGGAGGTCTTCGCCCAGCACCACCGCAAGGGCAGCACGGCCCTCGTCGACGGGCACCACCAGACCGACAAGTGGACCGACAAGGAGACGGGGAAGCCCCGCTCCAAGCTCCGCGTGATCGTGGACAACTGGGAGTTCGCCGACACGGGCCGCCCCGAGCAGGGTGCCGCCGAGGAGCCGAGGTTCTGATGCGCATCCGCCTCCTGTTCATGTACCGGGACTGGTGGGTTGGGTTCGCCTGGAACGCGCACCACCGCTCCCTCCTGGTCCAGCCGCTGCCGTGTGTGGGAGTCCTCCTCGAGCAGTGGCACCCGGTGTGCGAGGTCTGCGGCAAGCCCCCGCCGGCCGGCGCTCCGGGGAGGGCCTACCAGCCCTGGCGGCACTGGGACTGCGTGAAGGGTAGAGTCCGATCACACTGACGTCCGATACAGAGATGAGGTCACAACATGGCGATGATCAAGTGGGTCGCAACGTCCCGTGGACGCTGCCTGGGTGTCGGGACCATCGAGGCTGAGGACGACCGTGATGCGCTCCGGCGCGTCACCGACGGCACCGTCAAGCTCCCCTTCGACGTCAAGCCCGAGGAGGTCTACACCTTCAAGGCCGGCGGCTGCGTCATGTCCTCGCACGGGGACGAGGTGGCCAAGGTGGTCGGGAGCTCCGGCTGGGGCTCCCAGGAGGACAGCGCGGCCGTGCGCGCCGAGGAGGACCGGGCACGGACCTCGCGGGCGATGGACGCCATGGGGGTGGGGGAGAAGCTGCGCAGCGGGGTGATCCAGGCTGAGGAGTCCTACGGCACGGACGTCGGGCCTGACTTCATCTCGGACAAGATGTTCCCGCAGGTGCCTGGGAGTCCTCCTTTGGACCTGACCTACAAGCCCAACGACCGGGGCGGCAAGCGCACGGTTGACATGACCCAGCACGGACAGGTCAAGATCGGCGGACCCGGGATCCCGCCGGGCACGCAGATCCGTGAGCGCCTCAGCATCAACGGGCAGGAGTTCATCGTCACGTCGGTCAACTCCGACGGCACGGTCAATGTGGTGATGAACCCCTACCAGGCCCCGTCCTCGCTCGACCCGCTCCTCGAGCAGCACCGGGAGCTCGACATGTGGAGGGCCAGGCGCGAGCGCTGCCGGAAGGGGATCCACGATGCGATCCAGGCCATGCCGGACGGGACGATGAGGTGCCACGACTGCGGGTGGCAGTCCGCGGTGACGCGGCTGACGACCGATGCTATGAGGCGATCCGAGCTGGTGGCCAAGCTGGCCCGGGAGCTGTCACTGTTCACCCACGAGTCCGTGACCTTCGCCGACATGATCTTCGACCGTCTGCTGGGTCACCACTGGTCCAAGCTGATAGACGTCGAGGGCCGTGTCGACCCCTCCGGCAGGACCTTCAAGGTCTCAGCCCGGCACGCTGACGGGAAGATCACTGGACTGCACATTCCGGTGGATCAGATCCGCGGCATCTGAGTTCGCTCGAGGGCCGGACCCGGCTCGGCGCGGCATGAACAAGCTCATGCTGCTCGTCGTCCTCCTCCCCTCTTGCCTCGGACCCCGGAGCGGCTGGGCAGCTGCAGGAGGCCGGCACTCCGCTGAGGCGGGTGTGACCTTCGCACTCAAGGACGACCTTGAGTGCGAGGCCTCGGGGCTGTCACGGTCCACGACCCAGACCACCAGCCACCTCCACGCTGCGGCCGAGGGGCTGCGCCCCGGAGCGCCGGCCTGCGGGAGCTCCTCGGTGGAGCAGGCGCAGCTCGACGCGCGGGTGGGCCTCCGCTGCAACATCGGCGTGTTCCACCTCGGAGGTGGTGTGAGCGTGCTCGAGCGCCCCTACGGCCGGCTCGGCCTCGAGGTCCCTGTCGGGCCGCACGCCCGGCTCGGCCTGGAGTGCGTCGAGGACCGTGGCGAGGCCGTCATGGCCACGATCAGCTGGCGTCTGTAGGTTTTCTCAGCCTCGGCGATTTTCCCGGAATACGCTCTAGTCAGGAGCACCCCCAGCCGATAGCTATAGCAGAAGGGACGGTGCAAGATGATCCTGAACAGAATGGTGGTGGGGCTGGCTGGTGCGGCCGTGGTGCTCGGTGGCTCGATCTTCCTGATCCTCAAGGCTGCCTCGGCCTTCCAGGGCCTCGCGCACGTGGGTGGCCTGTGAGGCCGGTCGCAGTGTGGGAGGGGCACGGGACCATACTGGAGGACGGCGTGAGGCTGCACTTCCGGCGCGACAGCGACGGGTCAGTGGAGCCCTGGCCGGAGCCCGGGTCGACGGTCCACGAGAAGGTCCGCCGGCTCCTGGGACAGCACCGTGACCTGGTCCCCCAGGATGGGATCGGGACCCAGGTGGCCGCCGAGCTCGAGCAGGAGCGCATCAAGGCTGCGGCTGCCGAGCTCGAGGCACAGGCCCGCCGGGTCGATGCAGCCGTCAAGGAGGACGCGCGGCTGTCGGCCCTCAAGGCCCAGGTCATCCCCCAGACGCGGGGCTGGAAGAGGGGCACGGTCAGCATCTCGATCAACCCGGGTGTCGACGCACCTGCCCGCAAGCAGGACGTGAACGCGCTCCTCTCCCCCTGCGGGCTGTGGGCCGTCCACAAGGCCTGGCAGGCCTCGGGCTACAAGCTCACGCACATCGCCTCGGGCCTGTCGGCCGCGATGGGGGGCCAGGCGGAGCTCAAGATCGTCGCGGTGCGCATGTCGATGGCCTTCAGGGAGGACAAGGCGAGGCCGAGCCGCAAGGCCGTCGACGCCTGGGCGGGGATGGGACTGGGCTTCCGGAGGACGGGGAACCCCTGGTGCGAGGAAGTCCGGATTGCCTAAGGTCCGGAACAGTGACGGCCGATAGCTATAGCATGAAGACACCTCGAATGGTCCGGACCGAGCAGCTGGCCTACACCATCCACCCCAACAAGCGTGGCCTGTTCAGCGTCTTGCGCAACGGCCACCTGGCCCACTCCTCCTGCAAGTCAGCGGAGGGGGCCCAGGACTACATCGAGCGCGACGTCGAGGGGCAGCGGTTGTTCTTCCGCCACCTCAAGACCCAGAGCACGCTGCTGGACGTCTCGGTCCGCAGCAGCGCGGCGGTGCTCGAGTGAGGCCCCTCTCCGAGCAGACCCCGCGGGAGATCGACGAGCAGCTGGCGGACCTCGACGGGAGGCAGCTGGAACTGATCCTGGAGGAGAGGAGACTGCACTCAACGATGGAGCGCGGGGGGACCTGGCTGCTGGCCGGCCGGCTCGAGCGGCTGGACAAGGTCAGGGTCATGATCGAGGTCCTCCGCAACTCGATGAAGCCGCTCAATGACGAGTTCATCCGCCGGGGCGGCTGGCACCGGTACTTCCTGGTGGCCGGTGGCCACATCCACCGGGAGACGAGCTGCGCGAGTTGCCACCCCACGACCCGGTTCAGCTGGCTCGTCGAGCTCGCGGACTGCGACGAGGGGAAGATGGTCGAGAAGCACGGCGACGGGGCCTGCGCGGTGTGCTTCCCTGAGGTCCAGAACCACCCCGCCTTCCTGGCCGCAGCTGCCGCGAGGCGCGCACTCGAGGCATCCGAGGCTGAGAGGGTGTGCCCGGGATCGGGCAAGGGGGCCGCAAACGTCCGGGGCTATGCACGCTGCAGCGAGTGCGGGCGCATCGCCAACATCACAAGGCGCTACAAAATCCGGAAACACCTAAGGCCGCCGCCTGCTCTAGCCGATAGCTAGTCCAGAGAGGAACACTGAACCATGAAGCTGATCCTGACATCGACGCGGACGTTCAAGGCCCGGACAGAGGACAACATGCGGCTCCTGCTCGAGCTCCGGAAGGGGCCGGGCGAGGTGGGCGAGCTCGCCAAGCGCCTCGGCTGGGAGCGCGGCCGGGTCGAGGGTGCCTGCCGGGACGCGGTGGGCGAGGCCGAGCGCACCGACTACGGCTGGGCGCTGACCAAGGTCGGGCGGGTCGCCCTGGAGCTGGGCTCGTGAGCCACCTCCACACCTGGACCCAGAATCCGCAGGCTGCCTTTGCTGGGCACGTCTGCTGCACTCAGTGCGGCTGGAGCATGGTCAAGACGCAGCTGGACTACTCGCTCCGGTGTGGAGCGAGGATGGCCACCCCCGACGAGGTCCAGACCTGGGAGGAGCGCAGAGCTCTTTCTGGAGTTCGGCTCGAGTCCGGACCCGGCTACGGCCGATAGCTATACCATGAAGCTGAACAAGACAGACGTGAGGAAGCTGCTGGACACGCTCCGCGACTCCGCCATGCTGATCCGGGCACTCGAGAGGGAGGCCAAGGGGGTCCAGCCCCTCCTCTGCCCCAACAGCGACGTCCTGGCCAAGATCGAGCGCCAGATCATCAAGCTGGAGGCGGAGTGATGCTCGAGTCCAACAACCCCGACCACGGCTTCCGAGGCACGGTGCGGCTCCAGGTCGACGAGCGGCAGACGGCACTGTGGTGGGACTGCGCCATGGCCTGCCTCATCGACACGTTCAAGATCACCGAGGAGCAGGCCCGGGACTACCTCGACTCGACGCGGGGGCAGCACCTGGCGGACCACCTCCAGCTGCAATCGCAGGGGAACCGCCGCACGCAGCTGTTCCGCCTCCTCGCGCAGTCCAACTGGCGCAAGGACGTCCAGCGGTCCTGCTCGGTCGTCCCCTCGCACCTGGTGGCGCTCGTCCGCGCGGCGCGCAACTTCCACGACCAGCCCGGGGACAAGGCACGCCAGGCGGACCTCGCGCTGGCGCTGGAGAAGTTCCGGAGGGTGACTTGACCTGGCACGCCCTGACCGAGTTCAAGACCGAGCGGGCCGAGCGCTTCGCGCACGACATGATCACCCTCGGCATCTTCCAGGTCTCGATGGACGGCCGCTCCGTCCAGGCCCGCGCGGAGCGCACAGGGACGTTCACGCTGGCCGACGGCTGGATGCCGCTGACCGGCCTCATGCGCGAGCTCGAGCTGAGCCGGGCCGAGGCCGTCGCGGGGGTCGGCTACCTGTATGAGCTCGGCCACGCAGAGGTCCGGCTCGACCTCGGCAGCCGGGAGTTCTGCTACCGGGTGACCGGCTCCCAGGCGCAGATCCTGGCCGCCATCCGGGGCCCAGGGCACCGCGGGAGGATTGCGTCGTGAGGCAGGTGGGCGACACGGTGTGGGTGGCGCTGGCCACCGAGGACGGCCCGGAGGTCTTCCTCGGCGAGGTGGGCGGTGTCGCGCGGCTCGGCGAGGGGGTGCTGTACTACTTCGACGGCTGGCACAGCGACTTCGCGGAGCGCGACGTCTGCGACACGCCGGGGGCCGCGTTCCAGCGGGCCCGGGACAAGTGCCGTGCCATCGCGGACTTCCGCCGGAGATTCCGGAATCAGCTCGAGTCCCCTGGCGGTGGGAGCCGATAGCTAGGGTATGAAGAACGAACTCAAGAGCAAGCTGGCCTTCCTGGACCGACGCATCAGTGAGGTCAGCGATCCGAGCATCAAGAGCCAGCTCCAGCACGAGCGTAACTCCCTGTTCTTCGGGACTCCGGAGGGTCTCCTGGTGATCCAGGCCGAGATTGGCCGCATCGCTCAGGCTCTCGAGATCGGACTGGAGAAGTACCCCCTATGAGGACCGACATCCACCGCCCTGGCGTGCTGGTCCCGGAGGACTACCACAGCGTCATCGACTTCGCGCAGGCGGAGCCCGACCTGTTCCAGCCGGCCATCAACGTGACCGAGGCCCTGGCGACCTACCGCGAGCGCGGGGCGAACATCCATGGTGGCATCTTCAGCTGCGACATCTGTGGCGCGCACTACAAGTACGGTGCGCTGTTCCAGCACAAGGACGGGGAGGTCATCTCGGTCGGGCACGACTGCGCGGACAAGCTGGAGCTGTTCTGCGACTGGCGAGCCGAGGGCGAGGCAAAGGCCGCGGGCCTCCTCGAGCGCGAGCGCCAGGAGCGGGTCGCACGCCTGGCTGCCTGGCACGCCGAGCACGCTGACCTGGTGCCGCTCCTCGAGGTCGACCACCCGATCATCCGCGACATCCGCGACCGCCTCGTGCAGACGGGGGCCCGCTGGGGGCTCACTGAGAAGCAGGAGCAGCTGGTCCGGAAGCTCGCGGCCGAGAGGGCTGCGCCGGCCCCGGTGCGGGTGCCCGTGCCGTTCAAGGACGTGCGCGCGACCCTCGAGGGTGTCGTGGTCGGCGTGCGCGTGCAGGATGGGGTGTACGGCTCGGTGGTCAAGATGACCGTCGAGGTCGAGTCTGCGGCCGGAGATGGCACCTGGCTCTGCTACGGCACGATGCCGTCCGCCCTGATGGGCACGGAGCGCGGGCAGCGCGTCCGGTTCCAGGCCAAGGTGACCCCCGGGGACCGTGAGCCCCACTTCGGCTTCTTCTCGAGGCCGACCAAGGCGGAGGTGCTGAAGTGACGCTGAGGGAGGACAACGTGCGCCGTGAGGTCGAGCTGGCCCTGCTGTCGAGCAAGCTCCCGCTGACCCTCGCGGAGCTCCGGAGCTGGACCGGCCGGGAGGGCCGGGAGCTCGCGGACGTCCTGCGCGAGATGGAGGAGATGGAGGTGGTGCTCCGTCTGGACACCTTCGACGCGGACTCCTGGACCCTGACCACCGTGGCGGTGCAGGTCCTGACGATCATCGGCCGGGGTGGTGCGCCCCTCGACCGACATGTGGCCGAGGCGCTCGAGGTGCGTGAGAAGGGGCTTGACGCCGGACGACGTCCGGGGAGTGCAACATGAAGATGAAGACACTGGTGTGGATCGCGGGGACGGTGCTGCTGCTGACGGGGTGCGTCGGGCTGCGAGGGGGGCAGGTGGAGGGCTTCGGCTCCAGGTCCTCGCTCGAGCACGCGGCCGGCGCGCACGAGAGTGGAGAGGGTGTGAGGTACGTGACGGCACCGACGGACTACGGCGTGCAGGGGGTCCTCGGGATCGGAGGGAGCTCCGGCTCCAACTCCTTTCAGGGCATCCAGCTCGACACGCACCGAGTGGCAGCGGACCTTGGAGTGCGGGTGGGTCGCCCCATCGGCCCGGTGGTTGTGTACCTCGGGCTGGGCGGACAGCCGGAACACCTGCGCGTGTCGGACACCGCTGGTGAGGCCGACAGTGCGTGGGCCCTGGCCGGCTACGGCTCCGTGGGGGTCGACTGGCACGTGCGGAGCCTGCGGCTGGGGCTGGAGTACCGTGCCACCAGTGGTGCCCGGTTCAACCTGCTGGACTCCCGCGGTGTCGACATGGACGACCGGGCGCTCATGGTGAGCGTGGGGTGGGGGTTCTGATGACCCAGCTGCTCGACGACCTGGTGGCGCTGCGGGCCCTGATCGGGACCCCGGAGCGGTGGACGCAGAGGACCAACGCACGGCTGGCGCGGGTTGAGGGGCGAGCTGTGCCCACCTCGTCGCACGACGCGCAGGCAGTGTGCTGGTGCCTCCAGGGAGGGATCATGAAGGTGACCGAGGCCGAGCTGCAGAAGGCGGGCAGCCGCAGGGTGGAGGTCGAGCGTGCCCTGAACGGGCAGCTGGTGGGCTGGGAGCCTCCGGAGGATCTGAACACCACCGACGGATTCCGCTACATTGCGTGGAACGACGACCCGGTGCGCAGGCACGCGGAGGTCGTGGCGCTGGTCGACAGGGCGATTGCTGCGGAGGAGATGCGGGGTAGGATTCCCTCATGAACAGACGCGGCTGGCTGCTGTACGTGCTGGTGCTGTTCCTCGTCGGTGCGGCCTGGGGAGCGCTCTGTGACCTCGAGGGATGGTCGCGGCTGGGGACCTACGTGGGATGCGTCTGCCTCGCTGCGGTAGTGTTCGGACTGTGGGGAAGGCCGGCGGTGAGGTGGCAGAGCGTGCTGGCGGAGGTCCAGTGCTCGAGGTGCGGGAAGAAGACGCTGAAGGGATACCCGCTCTGCGACACGTGCGAGGATGACATCTGATGTGCCAGGACTATGAGCGCGAGAGGAGGCTCATGGCCTCACTCGAGCAGGGCAAGAGGGATGAGGAGTGCCGCCGGAAGGGCCACGAGTTCAGAGACGCGCGGCCGTGGACAACGTGCTCGACCTGCTGGAAGACGCGGGAGCAGCTGAAGGTGAAGCAGTGAGGACGCGGACAATCGAGGCACGGGCGCGGAGGGCGGTGAGGGTGGAGAAGTACCCCGACCCGTTCCCCTCGCACCCGACCCGGAAGCGCTGGGCGTGGAAGGTGACGCTGTTCGGGGCGACGGTCTCGGACGGCTGGGCCTCGCTCGCCTCGGCCCTCGACGGCAACGGCTCGCACCAGGGGGCCCGGGCGATCAGGGCGCAGCTCGTGATGCTGCTGAGGCAGTGGAGGGACCAGTGACCGACCTCGTGATGAGCGTGGTGTCCATGGTGTTCTTCGCCTCCACCGGGAGGTCGGTGTGGAGGGGCGAGCGGGTGGACTGGTGGCTGGCCGTGTCGACCGGGGTGGGGCTGATCGTGCTGGCGGTGTGCGACCTCATCCTGGGAGCGCGGCTGACGGCTGTGGTCACGCTCGTGACCGGGTGCATGTGGCTGGACCTGAGGAGGAGATGATGGTGACCTGGCTCGACGTCGCGGTGCTGCTGATGTCTGGGCTCGCGCTCGTTGCGGCTGCGTTCGCCGAGAGGCGGGCCAGGGAGCTCCTCGAGGAGGCGCGGATCCTGCACGAGCGGGCCCAGCGGACGATGGAGAAGATGAGGCAGTGGAGGGAGGAGTGAGATGAGGACGTTCAGGGATGGGGCGAGGGCGTGGAAGCTCGGGCCGGAGGCGGAGGTGCTCGCGCGGACAGTGATGGCCGAGATGGGGCTGCCCAAGGAGGTCGTGGACGCGCTGCTGGACTCCCAGGTCGGGTTCTCGATGGCGGTGGACATCGCGGAGAAGAGAGACCTGGCGGAGAAGTGGAGCAGGCCTGCCCAGAGGAGGCTCATTGCCAGGTACGGGCTGCCCGCTGCACGGGGGCTGAAGTGGGAGAAGAGCAACTCCGAGCTGCGCCAGTCGCTCGAGGCCGCCAGGGCAGAGGTGCGGCGGCTGCGGGACGAGCTGCGCGACCGGGAGGGAGATGACCCCGACCCGAAGGAGCTCTGGCGCATGCTCCTGTCCTGGCGAGACGGCTGAACGTAGGAGTTAGGTAAGTCTCGGATTATCGGGCGGCAGTTTTGGACCCGTGAGGGGTCGGGGTGGGGAACGGCCGTACCTCCGCAGTGGGGACGGGAGGAACGCCAGGACGCTGTTGGGGCGCTTGAGGTTACGGCTGCGCGTGCCCAGAGCGTACCCTCCGAGACCCCCTGCTGCCCTCTATACCCCTCCTCCCTATTCTCTATACTACGTATTCCTCCTCCTATACCCCTCTAAGGAAAAGGGGGGTACGGGAGGTACGGTACAGTGGAATGCCCATGGGCGATTGGACGAGCTGGCGTACCCCCTGGGAGGTACGGGGTCCTGCGGCCGGCGAGCGTAACCTGAGCTGGGCATGGTGGTTACCCACGTTCCCCCTGGGGGGGTACGGTATGGCCGATTTGGCTCGGTGCGAAGTGAAGCGCGGGCCCGCAGCCATCTTGCCACACCCCCTAGCGCACCCCACCCCCCATCCGGTACACTTCGATCATGGCAGCGCACCTGAAGCTCACGCCGGAGCTCCGTGAGGTGTTCCTCAAGATCCTGGCCGCGTCCGGGCAGTACATCACCGCGTGCGACGAGGTCGGCATCAACATGTCGACGCTCGCACGGCACCGCAAGGCCGACCCGGCCTTCAACGACGCCTGCGAGGACGCGCTGGAGCGCCACCGGGCCCTCATCGAGGCCGAGATCCTCCGCCGCTCCATCGAGGGTGTGGAGGAACCGTTCTACACGCGCAATGGCGAGGTCGGCACGGTGCGCAAGTTCAGCGACCAGCTGCTGGCGCTGTATGCCAAGCGCCACATCAAGCACTACCGCGACTCGGTCAAGGTCGAGCAGCACGTCACGGGCCGCGTCGACGTCGGGCTCGAGGCCATCCGCGAGCTCGCCCCGCCGCTCCAGGAGCGCCTGCGCTCCATCCTCATCGAGGCCGGAGATGGCGCAGCCGAACGCAACTGAGCCGCTCGTCTGCCCCTCCTGCCGCAAGATGTTCCTGCGGGAGCACGGCTTCCTCCTGAAGCACCGCATCCTGATCACGCCCCTCTGCTGCTGCTCGACCGACTGCGTCCTCGACTCGCGCGAGCGCCTCGAGGGCCGCGACCCGCGGAGGCGCTGGCCGCCGATCCCCGCACGCATGTGGCGCGGCAAGGAGATCCCGTGGCGGACCAACTAGAGCAGGCGCTGGCGCGCGCCCTGGGCAACCGCGGCCAGGCGCTCCGGTTCCTCGACCAGCTGGCCTCGGAGCGCAGCCTGCTGTCGTTCATCCGGATGATGTGGCCTGTCCTCGAGCCGGGGCGGCCGTTCATCGATGGCTGGGTCGTCCGGGCCGTGTGCGAGCACCTCGAGGCCGTGTCCAAGGGCCAGATCCGCCGGCTGCTGATCAACATCCCGCCAGGCTGCATGAAGTCCCTGTCGCTGGTGTTCTGGCCGGCCTGGGAGTGGGGCCCGATGAACCGCCCCGACCTGCGCTATGTCTGCGCCAGCTACTCCGAGGCGCTGACCATCCGCGACAACCGCAAGACGCGCATGCTGATCGAGTCCCCGCTGTACCAGGCCTGCTGGGGTGACCGGTTCGCCCTGTCCCAGGACCAGAGCGCCAAGGTGCGCTTCGAGAACAGCCGGACCGGCTTCAAGCTGGCCACCTCCGTCGGCGGGGTTGGCACGGGCGAGCGCGGCGACCGGTTCATCATCGACGACCCGCACAACGTCCGCGAGGGCGAGTCAGAGCTCAAGCG